AATCTTAAAGGTGGACATAAGTTGTTAGAAAATATTGAGTTTGTTATGATTGAATTAAACAACAATAGCAAGAAATATGGAAGTAGTAATAAGCTGATACAAAAGCATATGAAAAATTTAGGGTTCAAAGAGCTTATAAAAACATGGCCCGACATTGTATATCGAAAGGCATAATGTACGAATATTTGACAAAATTAAAAACACAGGAAAATTTTATTCCTAAGAAAATATTAGACATTGGTGCCTGGAATGGATTTTGGACAAAAAATGTAAAAAAAATATGGCCCGATGCTCATTATACTTGCATTGAAGCTGGCCCAAAGCATGAACAGAAATTAAAAAAATTAACTTCAGACTATCACATAGCAGTGTTAGGCAATGCTAAAAAAGAAGTCAAAATGTATCTACGGGAAATTGATAAGGGACATAGGAAGAAAGTTACCTATACAAAAGGGGCAACATTATTTGGCATATTTAAAGATTATGAAGTGAGGCAAATGCAAACACTTACGGAACTAGTTGGAAACAACGCCCAATATGATTTGATTAAACAGGACGTCCAGGGAGCTGAAATAATGATAATGGATGGTGCCAAGAATGTATTTAAGAGAGCAAAATATGTCATTCAAGAGGTTAACTTAGAAAAGGATCCTAAGTTTCCGGACATGCCGTCAGTTTCAGAGATGGATAGATATATGTTCAATCTTGGATTTATGAACAATCATGTTATAGACAGTAAAAACAACTCCGGACAGATCGATAAGATCTATTTTTGAAATTTTTTTACAATATTGTTGTAGGTATTGACCTCCATGTGTAGTTGAAACAATGGATGTCTGATGTATTTTCTTGTAGTGTTGAAAAATTTTATTGACTTTGATCTTGTCAATAAAAACACATTAGGGTTGTATTTTATCTGCTTACCGGCAAGATGCACGTAGGCGGCAGTGCCATCATTTCTTTCTTTGAAAAACCAAAGACAAATGACATCTGGATCATAGTCAATAGTATCAAAATTTTCATGTAGCCTTGCCTTAGTTTTGTACTGATCACAAAACTCTTTCCATGTATGATGTTGTGTGTTATTTTGGTTTTCATACAATTTATCATAATCGTTTAGATTAATGATGTTGGTTGCCAGTATGTGTTCTACTGGTTCTGTATGATAATTTTGTGGTTTTAGTTTGTCCCAGTTCATTATGCACTGAAAAGATTGATTGCTTCTTTTTTCCAATCATCTGAATATTCACAGTGCCTGTATCCATCGAACCATGGTCCACCCTCAGTGTAGTGGAGTATCTTCGGTGAACCGTTTTCCGGTTCTCTATACCAACCCACCAACCAGTTGTAATGATGTGGTAGTGACCCGATGTCGCTATCCTCTAACCATGAAAACCTGTGTAGAAATTTTGGTGTCTGCTGGTTTAGGAATTCTGGTGTAAGTATTTTGTTTTTTGGATGTTCACAATTCCAAAGCACCATGCTACTCCAATTTTTCCTCGGATATACAGTCTGTACCTGTCCATCCATTTTTGTTGTTTCTTTTGGAGTGTAATCGTGTTGTACACACACAACAGCCTTGCTTGGGTCCATGTATTTTATTAGCATATGACTTGGAATTTTCCAAAGGAAATCACAGTCACAGAAAACTGCCCACCCTTTGAAGTCATTCAAATATGGTACAAAAAATCTTGTGAATGTAAATTCAGTTGAGGCTAATTTATCTTTTTCACGTGTATAAATGCCCTGTGCTCTCATGTCATTTTGTTTTAGAGCAATTACTTCTGCCGATGGATCTCTGCGTGTAATAGAGTGTTCGCACACTTGATATGCTATATCTTCTCTTGAGTCCCAACCAACGTAAATTTTCATCTAGATAATAATTCGTGTATTTGTTTCCAATTATTTACACGTATAATATCAGGATGAACAAAGTCTCGGTTGTACGCATGGTCAATTAATATAGGCTTTAATCCGTATTTGAGCCCTGCTAGTGCGTTTTTTGGCTTGTCTTCAACCCAGTACAGCCCGGTATTATGAAATTCAGCCAAGGCGGAATCCTTATCTGCTCCGGTGTCCAAAATATGATAATTTTTAAAAATATGCTCACCAAATAATTCTCCTAATCTTTTTTTCCTTACTTTCTGTGCAGGTATGTCAGATGTTTGAGAAGTAATTGGTATGAATGTCCAACCTTCTGCCGCTAATAGTTTTACCCATGTCTGCGAGTCTTCAATCGGACATTGTGTTGCCATCCAGGCACTTTTATTGAACTCTCTTATTTCTTTCCTAATTTCAGGTATGGTAAGTCCAAATCTTTCAGCCATTTCGTATGTGTTTTGTTTATTAGGCAAAAGTTTGTAAGGATATATTTTTTCTTCATTGTTATTATAGTATGAACGTTGTAACATCCAATCAGTGAAATGCCTTTCCCATTCGAGAAGGACGCCGTCTACGTCTGTAAGGATTATTCTATTTGATGTCGGCATCTTCCATACCCGCCACCCTCAACTTCACAATGTTTGTTATTTGCCATTGTTTTTGATCGAGTCCTTTGGTGATGCCTAACCATTGATTCCTTATAAGTGCAAAGTCGTTGATAATTTTATCCATGTCAACAACATCATTTTCACCGTCTACATACTTCTCTGCATCTCTGCTAGATAATGCTCTGTTGTAGTTTTCAAGATATTTTCTAAAAGTTTTCGATCTTAGTCTTCTTAATTCTATGTTTAAATATTCTAAGATTGCTTCTAGCTGTTGCAATTGGCTGAATCTCTCCTCTACTATACCTGGCAGTGCGGCACTGGCTCTTTCAAGGTTGCCATAAATTTTACATTGTTTTCTTGCTTCTAATAATTCTTTGTCAAAGTAAGCGATACAGTCTGGTATCTTATCTAGATTCCTGCTTACTTCGTTGTACCAATTAATCATCTTCCCCGTATCCGTCTGACTCTTCATCTTCCTCGAACACTGTGGAAATCGCTTCTTCTAGTTTTGGATCGTATTCAGCAGACGCTTTTATTTCGTCGATGTCGACACCAATGTCTTCTAAACTTTTAATGAAGTCGATGGCCATGTCTAGTTTTTGTCTCTCTGGCACATAATGTACAACAGAGTCCCATAATCTTTCGATGTCTTCGTGCGTGAAGTCAATCATTATTATTCGTATTCCTCAGCTTGTTCAACATGGGCCACTTCTTGAAAATCGGACATTATCATATCTAATTTATCTCCTGTCCATGCTTTTCGAAACTCTATGTGCTCTTTACCTTTTGCATCTACATACTTCAATCTGTTTCCTGTCTGTACAAGTAAGCCCTTTTTCTCAAACAAGTCCACTAATCCACTGTATGGATCCATACCTGTGTCATATGGAATCTTTACCTGCACACCTTCAAATGGTTTAGCATATCTTGTCTTCATAACTTTACAAGCGGCTCTTATTCCCCTTACATCTGAAACTTTGTTGCCTTTTTCGTCTTCTTTTAATTTTAGTTTCTTCATTGCAACAACAATACTTGAGGCATATATAAATCCTTGTCCTCCTGATATCTTGTCATCCGGATCGAACATGTCTTGTGATGCATAAGTGTGGTTGGTTGCTATGAGTCCCACATTCCAACTGCCAAACATGTTTACACAGTTTCTTACAAGTGCGGTCAAAGCCTTAGGTTTTCTCCCTAAGTCACCTTTCATCTCACCTGCTTCGAACTGGTTTACGTCAGTTGGCGTTAGTAACATACCTAAGCTGTCTATAACAAATAATACTTTAGGTGCTCCTTCTTTGTTATCGGCGTGTTGATCTTTGTAACCTTTCATGAACTCTGAAACGGTTTTAGCCACGTCATCGACCATGGACATACTTAATTTCATTAGTTTATCTTCGGAAGTGTTGACATTAAGGGCTTGTAGCCACTGTTCATCTAATGCGTTTTCCGTATCAATGAGAATAACAAATATACCTTGGTCCTGAGCATTTTTTATAATGTTTCCTGATGCTATGTAAGACTTTCCTGCACCTGATTCTCCTGCAAGTACAGTGACTTTGCCTAACGGAATACCTTTGTTGAAATCACTTGTCATCAAATAGTTCAATGCATAATTTCCTGTTGATATCCAGTCAGTTGGATCACTAAACCCTATGCCCAGACCCTGGATTGATTTGGTAATACTTTTTCTAAACTTTGTTGCGTCAAATACTTTAGTCATAATTTATATCCTTGTAATCTATATTAGCATACCTAGGCCCTAACGTCAATGCTAGGGCCTTGGTAAATGTCAGATTATTTTGCTTGTCTTGATCTAATCAACTTCAAGATGTCTTCTGCTCTTTTCGCACTGTCTCCTGTAGGAGCCGTAGCCGCCGCTGGTTGTGGTGCTGGTGCAGATTCCGTAACAGGTGCCGCAGTTTGTGCCGCTTCTGTTACTGTTGCCGCTGGAGCCGATGCTGTTGGTACAGCCACCTGTGGTTTACCTTGATAAGCCACGCCAGCTGGCCTGAAGTATTGTCCGTACTGCTCGAGATCGTAAGCCTCACCTTCCACAGATTTTTCAAACAATTCCTTGATTATTTTTACTTCTGCTTCAGATGGTTCTTTTGGTCTGAAGTCATTTAGATTGAACAAGCCATGTTTTTCAATCGCGGCTCTCTCCGATTCTTCAAGAGCCCTTTCTCTTCTTGACCATTTTGATGTTGAGTAGTCAGCGTATCCACCTTTAGTTGTTTTAGTAATTCTAAAATCAACACCTTTAACGTAATCAGTTGGCATTTCCTCCATCTCTGGATCCATTAATGCACTTCTAATGATGTTAAAGATCTGAGGTCCAATTATAAATCTTCTGATTGGATTCTTCC